GACTTGTCATTGTTGGTTTTGTGCAATTCTGGTGTAGACGTTAAACGTCCAATCATGATTAGTTAGACTAAAATACATTTTTGGCAAATAAAAAACCGCTCAAAAACTGAGCGGTTTTAGTGTAATTAAATCTTGAATTTCTTTCTATTTTATTTTGTCGTAATTAAGCCGTTAGGCTCTACTGTAAATTCTAACTTTTCAGCTAGTGATCCGTCAGATTTTAGATAGTACCAGCCTTTTTTATCAGCGGATTGGATGAATGCGTTTGACACCATGGCGCCTTGCTGATAGTCGAGGAAGTACCATACATCCTTATACTTAACCCAGCCGGTTTTCATAGCGCCGTCTTTGTCGAAGTAGTACCACTTGTTACTGATAAGCACCCAGCCAGTCGCCATTGCGCCGTTTGGTAACAAATAATACCAATATCCGTCTGAATGCTTGTGCCATGCGTTAGCTTTCATGTAGCCGTCTTGGTCGAAGAAATAATAAATGCCATTGATTTTCTGCCATTTATTCTTTGGATAAGTACCGTCTGAATTGACATACCACCAACCAGTAGAGTTTTTCTTCCAGCCGGCTTGTCCGTCGCTTGCAAGCATTTCTTGAACGGTTGAACCTAAACTTTGATAATGTTTAATCTTAGCGATAACGTAATCTCTCAAAGTGTCGTTATATCCACCATGAAGCGCTAAAGAACGAGCCGGACATGATGTACTTGAAAACTCATTATGGAACTTGATATTGCTATAATTCGGTGTATCGCCGTAGTAGGTCATATCTTCAGCCATTTGACGTAATACCATGTTTTCATTTTCGATGAAATCAGCGTCGCTCGTGCTGAATTGCTGACATACTTCATAGCTGATTGAGTTCATGTTAGCATCATAGTTCGCAGCGCTCCACGTTCCGTTATAAGTGTTTTCCACCCTTGCGATTGCGTCCTTAGTGATGTAATAATGAGCAAAACCCAGTTCCGATTGCCCGTTATCATATCGAGATTGTAGCCAATCTACATAGCTTTCTGCTGACATACTTCCAGCGTCATTGTGCATGATGTAATATTTTGGCTTTTCAGTCGGACGTGCGCCAGCAATTCCATTGAATACATTTGTATTGATAATTTTTACCATTTTTATTTTTCCTTTCTTATGGTAAGACATTAGGCCAAGGTTCGCTCGTTAAGTAAGAGATTGAACTTACCCGAATATCTCCGATGTCCCTATCGGTAGGGACTGGATCAGTAAATTGGAAGCGTAGCATATTGCTATCTCCAGCACCTCCAAGATACCAAGTGCCGTATGGTGTTCCCTTGTCGTTGTAAATCCCACCAATCAAGCTAAACTCTGAACGGAAACCAACAGGAACTCCACCTAGTCCTAAAATGAAACAATTTCTTTCACGGTCGGACGGTTGCAAGACATATCCCGGACCGCCACGTCGTACAATACCGAACCAGCCCCATGACAACCCACCGAATTGATACATGACAGTATCATTCTTTCTGCGTACTTTCAGATATGATGCGCCTAGTTTTGAAACAATATTCAGCGTTCTCCAGCCAGTATCACCAGTCAAGACTTCCCAGCCTTGATTGTGGTTACCAGTTCGTTTTATCCATTTCAAAGCGCCATTTGTTGCTGCGGTATCAACGTAAGTAGTTCCGACTGGTGCAACTACTTTCCCGTTTGGCATTCCAGTGCCGTGGATTTCGTATTGGTTGACTTGGCCAGCTGGTGCATTTGTAGACGGTTGACTAGGTAGCGTTACGCTTCCTCCGCCGTCAGACAAAATGAGCGTGTTCCCACTCAAAGATAGCTTTTGAGGAATACCCACGCCATCAGCGCCTTTTGGTCCAGTTAAACCAATAGGTCCTTGCGGTCCAGTGGGTCCAGTTTGTCCGATAGGTCCTTGTTCTCCTCGTTCTCCACGAGGTCCAGGCTCCCCATCTCGCCCACGTTCTCCTTGGATACCTTGTAAACCTTGAGGGCCAATAGGTCCTTGAAGTCCGTCTGCTCCTCTTGGTCCAGTTTCACCAGTCGCACCTTGTGGTCCACGCTCTCCAGCGTCACCTTTAGGTCCAGTTAGTCCTTGAATACCTTGTAAACCTTGCGGGCCTTGTGGTCCGATTGGTCCACGTTCACCAGTTTCTCCCTTGTCGCCTTTTGGTCCGGGTGTTAAGGCGATATTTTGTAGCTCTTGCTTCGTCGCAAAGTTGCTTGTATCAATTTCTGGTTCTGGTTTAGTTTCAAGTGCTTGTAAACGTTGAATGATTTTTGAGTCGTCAAACGTTGCACCCTCGACGTGAATATTCTTGATAGCTTCTTCTAGTTCAGCTTTTGTTACAATATCAGTTACAGCAACAATTCTTTTAGTTTCTTTCTCAATAACGGGCAATTCGCTATGTTTATCAATTTCTGAAACACGAACCCCAAACGAGAATTTAAGAATATCTGCCGATTGTACGATTTTTTCAGCGTAAACGAACCCGTCCACGATTTCATCTGTCGTGATTAAGCTAGTATCGAATGGAATAGATACAAGATTGTCTTCAACTGTTCCCGCAACTTCCAAAAGCCGATTAGTTGTCTTGAATTTAAATAAAACGATAACTTTTTCAGCGTTTAGACCGTTCAGTTTTAATTCGATATAAGCGTTTTTTTTATCGTGACTATAAAATTCTTCTTTAACTCTATTTAAGCCATCCCGAACGTCAACGCATACTCCCGCTTGTCGTTTAATAACTTTTTTCAAAGGTTGCCCCCTTTCAATTTAAAATTAAAAGGAAGCCATAAGGCTTCCTCTATCTAGTCTTTCTTAGGTTCTGTATAAGTTAACGCTCTTTCACTATCTGAAAGTCCGGCGGTTGTCGGATCATTGACAACTCCAACCAATACAAGAAACGCAAACAAAACATTGATAAACACTAGAATTTTATCAACTATGTCGCCAAACTCTAGTGAAAAATTAAAGATATTCGCAAATGCTTGTGCAAGTAGTGCCAAAGCTGGTACTAAAGCAAGCCAAAAGTTTTTATTTTTAAGTCGTACTGACCAGTTAATCTTATTCATCGTTTTCCTCTTTAATTTCTAGTTTGAGAAATTTCTCAAACAATATTTTGATAGCCCCGTTTCCGCCTAATTCAACGTAGCTTTCATAAAGTCGTGAAAGTTCTTCGATTTCATGTTGACTTGTATTTCCACGTCGTATTGCTTTTTTAAAGTTTTCTTGCAATCGAAAGCGCTGTAACCGTTGCAAGCCTTTTCCAATTAGCGAAAGATTTTTATTGTTATCCTTTCCAATTTCCTCGACTGCGTGAACTGATTTTTCAAGATCCCCGATTTTATCTGTAAGAACGTTGATTTGTTTTTCAGTTTCTTTTGTATTCTGCGTACTTTTGAACGAGAAATAACTTGGAATTATCACAATTAAAACGGGCGTTAGTTTATCAAGTAAAGCTAAAAATTCCAATTAAACCACCCCTTTTCTGAAATAGTGGTCTATTGAACGGGTTGTGTTTCTAACTCGCTAGACGGCTCTTCCTTCTTTGGTTCAGTCCACTTCCAGATACCTAATTTGCCGTTTTGCTCAAGGTCTGCTAGTTCTTCTAGTGTTTGACCTTGATAAGTGAACGCTTCATTGACTTGAATCATGACACGTTTTCCCTCTTGGAATTTCTCGACATGAGCTGGATTTTCAAGAGTGAAAATCTCTTGTGGTTGGTAAGTCTTACCAGTTTGACCAAGGTCAACCAATTCAAGTCCACGTTTAAACAATGTAGGATCCAGCGGATTGTCTGTATCTGTCACACGAGCAAGCACCGCCCAATCTGCAACGGCTTTGACTTCTGCAATTTTAGCATCTTTCTCAGCAAGTTTTTGCTCGTAGCTTTCAGCTTGTGTGTGCAAATCTTCTTGTAACTTCTTCACACCTTCAGCTGGATTTAACTCAGTAGCGACTTGACCAAGAACTGCTTTAATCAATTCCTCGTCCGAGTCGTTCACACGGTTACCAATTAATACACGGTCAAAAGCTGTATATGGTGCTTCTTGGCGAATAGCCACGAATGTGCGGCTAGTTTCTTGTAAGTATTTGTTAACAATAGTAAATGTCATATGTTATTCTTCTTCCTTTTCTTTTTCTGCTTGTGCTTGTAGTTGTTGAAGTTGTGTTTGCGCTTCTTCATAAAGCGCCTTGTAATTAGCGCATTCAATCGTCTTGTTGGCAAGTTGAATTGCTAGGTCGTTAATAACTTTGTCTGATGTGTTCATTTTTTACCTTGTTTTATCTCATATCATAATAATTTCTCGTATTATATCTAAAATTATCGAAGATAGTTTTAAATAATGTTAATAAATTGTAACTCGGACCGCCTGGCGAAAATTGCAAGTATGTACCATCTCCATATTTTGCACGAAGCGGGGTATAAGCGTTATATTCTCCTTTATCTGAGTGATTGACAACCAAGTTAAAAGCATGGTTTCCACGCATATAAATGCCGACACCACCGCTACTATCTCCACCCATCGCACCCCAAATATCATTATTTGAACCTCTAAACGCTAATCCATGCGGATCCCATGAGGTTTTCCAACCTGTATAGTTGCTTTGCATTGTTATTTGTCCAGCGTTTAAGTCAAAGGTTGAGTTCCCGTTTAAAGCAGATAACACACCGCCTTTGATAATGTTAGCGGTCAAACCCTCTGCGACAATGTTCTTGGCTGAAATATTGATAATTCTAGCTTGACTTGCGTCAATTTCTCCAATGTGAGCAGTTCCAATTTGAGCGTTGCCAATCATAGACTTCTTAATAACTCCGTCCTTGATATATGTTTTTTCTCCAACTGAAATTAGTCCCTCATTGATTTTAACCGAGCCGTCTGGGTTTAGGTTGATAGCACCTAACACGTCCCCGGGGCCATTCAAGACTTTGACCGACCATGAGTTAGATAGTAGCGTCATTTGCGTTTTTGTAGCTTCAAGATTGCGATAGGCTTCGTCAAATTGGCTCGGTTTATATGGTCCAGTCTTAGAGCCACGAACCAGTATAGGCTCTTTGAACTCAATCCAGCCATTCTTAGCAAGGAAGATATAAAATGGATAGTTACCATCATTACCAAAAGCAAAATCTTCTTGGATTGTAAAAGTTTTTTGAAACTCTTGCCACTCGTTCAATACAGGCCTATTCTTGCTGATATCAGAAGAAAGTAAGGTTTTATTTAAACCGTGATTTTTGATATTAAACGCAAACGTACTGTCTGGATGCTCTCTAATACGGTATTTAAAACCAAGCGTATATGTTTCGCTACGATAAATTTTTTTAACGTAAATAGGCAATGTAAAACCAGACCAGTTATAACCAGTAAGCCCTTGCGCCTTGATTGTGAAAATACCGTCGTTTAAAGACACCTCTACACCGTCTTTACTGGAATTTATCCGTGTATTTTTGTCCATTGTCATCGAATTGACAATCAAATTATTATCATCTGTAACGTACTTACCGACTTCAGTCTGAAAGATTTGATTGCTCATAACCATTCTTGAAACGTTGTTTGATACGTCGTTTTCTGCGCCACCCAGAATGCGCTCGTAAAGTTGGCTAGTTTCTTTTACTCGCTGGAAGTCTGCTTCGTTAACCTTACCAGCTATCTGACTAGCTAGGCTCGTGAACCGTCCGTCTATGCCTTGCTTGTATTCTGCCAATTTAGCTTCATTGTCTCTTGTGAGTGCTTCAAAACGTTGTTTCGTCCCCTCGACATTTTCTGTAAAGGTGCTTTTTGAAACATAATCTCTTGATATTGTTTCACGAATGACGCTCGTTTGCTTGGCCGTTTCTTCCCTAGCATATCGCTTCAATTCTTCTTGACGTTGACCGTCCTTATCAATGAATGATGTTATTTCTCCAATTTTTGTTTTTATGCCTTCTGTCGTTTGAGTGACTTCAAGCATTTTAGAGCCATATTCATTTTTAAAGTTCGTAACGTCTTGACTTAATTGTGTTTGCGCCCGTTCTGCTGTTGACTTAAACGTGTTTAAATTTCTGACGTTATCGTCTGCGATTTTCTTCGCTTCTTTTGCTAAATCTTCACTTGTGCCGGCTTTTCTTAGGGCTTCTTCACTTCTGCGTTTGACTTCCTCTAATGCTGAATTGTTAAGTTTTCCAAACTGACGTTCAATTTCATCAATAATCTCTTGCTTGCTGTTACTTCTAATGATTTCTTGCCAAACTTCGCCTGTCCAACGCAATAGAATTGTTTGTCCTTCGTGTTCAGGGTCAGGCTTGAACCATATATCATTGACTAGCACTTTCCCAGCATATTTCTTTGTAGGATCATCCTTGCCGTACCAGTTATTGTTAAAACCTTCAGGGCTTGGAAGAAATTCAGGAAGTTTAGAGATGATATTATTAAAGCCACTTAAAACGAGTTCATCCACTTTTTGACTAGCGATATTTTGGATTTTAGCTTCATTGCTTTCTGAAATCCTATCGCCTAATTTTATGTCGCTTGACTCATTATTTAAACGGTTAAACGTAATTTCAAAAATACGGGTATCATAATCTAACTTCTTATCATGCCGTACTACTCGAATAGTATCGCCGATTTTAACGCCTTTCAGATAAACGGTTGAAGTTTTCAACGTCAACTGTGGTCTTGATGCGCTCACTAGTTCATCATAAGTACGCTTAATCAATGCGTTTTTATCTTCTTCATCTTCAAAGACTGCAAAGCCTACTTTTGCACGCATTGAACCGTCTGCATTCTTGATGCCGTAGCGTTTAGTCATTTCAGGAAGTTCAACATATTTTTGGCCTTTTGGTTTGTCAACTGGTGCGCCTTTTTTAGTTTCCCAAACAACGTCCTCAAATGTAATTCTGCGCCCGTAACTGCCAGTAGTATTCCCTTCACTTGGTGCGCTGACTTCCTCGCCTTTACCACGGCCAATAAGCGCCGTAAATAGATTGGTACGCTCTACCTCTTGCAAGATTTGAAGCGCATTATGTCCGTAAACTACACGCTTACCCGTCGCTTCACCGATTTTCTGTTTAAAATCAATATAGCGTGCGCCTATTTTATTGCCGTTTACTTCAACAAAAAACTGCATTTCTAAATTCCAAACTTGACAAACCTTTTTCAAGGCTTCAAAGGTTGAAATGTAGTAGAAGTTTGTTGATCGTTGACTTGTTTCACTAACAAAACGTGCTTGCCAGTTTGTACCAGCAAGCAGTTCGTTAATAATAGGTCTAGCAAATGTATTATGTGGACGTTTATCTAAAACAACCGACTTTCTTAATTCTTCGATACCCGACTGAACACCGATTAAAGTCGTAAGATTTTCAGAGAATTTTTGAGCAATGTAGAAATAATGAAAAGTATGTGCATCTTCGATTGACTGAATAGCCATATACTCTACTGCATCAAATTCTTTCTTGCTCAACTCTTTCATCTCAACTGTGAGCCTATCAGATACGTATTTTTCAGTGGTTAAAGCGAACTTTTGGAGAGCAGTCTTGATAGCTTCTTTTTTGACGATTTTTATCAGTTTCTCGTCTTTATCAAATAAATATATCATAGTCTTTCATCTCTCCAAATTACTTCCTTAACCGTTGCATTCGTAGCTGTGATTGTATCAAAATTTCTAACTTTGAAATTTTCTAAATCGCTAAACAAATCAAGCTCACTTAAAATACTACGTTTTTTATAAGTAGCATTCACTTCATCTTGATTGAACTCAATCACAATATCTTTTGCACCCTCGTAAATACCAGTAAATGAAATTGTCTGTCTGCCATTTGTGATTTTAACTTCACTTGTTGGCTTAGTTGTCGTAACTGTGATAGATACGGGCGTTACATAACTTGCATCTCGTAGCCTGATTTCACCCGTTGAATTTTTCTCCCTTGTTTTCTTAAAACCGTCAGGAACTAACAAAGAAAAACGACTAACAACAGTTAGTGCGTTTTCTTCGATAGCATCTGCGCCATTAAAAATAGCGTAGTAATAATAATCAGGTTCATCTTTAAATGATACTTTCAGCATACCTGAACTTACTTGGTTTGTGCGCAAAAAATTATTCAAAGTAAAGAATTTTTCTCTTAATTCAGCGCTTGAGTCAGCCGTTAGCTGATACTTGATTTCTAATATCCGTTCAGGTTCTGAAATATCTTCAACCCAAACGCCACGCCGTCCAGCGATTGAAGTAGTTTTGACTGATTGGCCTACTAAACCTCTACCGCTTACCGTTAATTGTCTGTATCCGTCCACTACTCTATTTAATGTAACGTCGTTTATCGTCATGTTATCGCTTGGCTCGAAAGCCACGTTCTCATCATGTTTTTCTAATTTTGAATATCCATACATAGCTTTCTCCTTTCTAGTAATTAGTAGCCAAGGTCAATTCCATTTCTTGAGCGCTTGTAATGTCTTCGGTAAATGCTCTATAAGTCGTGTTACCCATTTTAAGAATGATGTTTGCAGATTGTTGTCCGACTGTGATTGTTCCACCGTTAAAATCAACAGATGTATTATAGCCAGTCAAACGGCCTAATTGACCGTCTACGGCGTTTAATTCGCCTTGTAGCGTTCCGGCTAAGTCTTTACCAGTAAAGGCATCTATTGCCCCTTGTGCCATGTTTCCGACTGATTTTACAACTGCGCCAGCTTTACTATTTACACCGATAATGAAACCCTCGTCCGTGTATTCACCAAACTGTCTAAAAACCCTTGATGGCGAATGAATACCAAGCAAACGTTTAGCACCATTAATAGCACCACTTACTGCGTTCGTAACTGAGTTGATTAAAGCCCCAGCGGCATTTCTAACCCCGTTCACAAATCCCACAATCAGATTATGACCGATATTTACCGCTTGTCCGATGAAGTTTCTAGCGCTTGCAACTGCATTATTAAAAGCGGTTTTAACCGCTGAAACAATAAACGCTCCAACACTTGTAATAATGCTCAAGACTCTGTTCCAGCCGGATTGAACAAGCGATTTGATAAATTCAAGCGTTGCACTTACAACGTTCTTGATACCTTCCCAGCCGGTTTGAATAACGTTCCACACGGCATTGATAGCAGTATCAATGATTTTCTTGATACCGTCCCAAACCTTGCCAGCGGTTTCTTTGATTGTTTCCCAAGCACCCGACCAGTCGCCGTTGATTATTTGCATAACAGCTTTAATAATCCCAAGGATAAGATTTAAAGCAGTTTCAATGACAACTTTTAAAATATCCCAAGCACCTGATACGACTGCCACAATATTATTCCAAGTTGCTTCAATGAATGGTGCTAAGAAATTGGTTACTGTTTCAACTACCGACTTGATAGCATTCCAAACAGTCGTAGCCGTTTGCTCAAATAAAACGTGGTTTTCGTTCCACCAAGAAATCAACGTACCGAAAAGTTCCATGACGAATGAAACAACTTCTTGAATAGCACTTATTACCGTACTTCTTACCGCTTCAAACGCTGAATTAACTTTGTTTCTAAACTCTTCACTTGTGTTATATACACCTACTAAAACAGCTATCACACTGGCTATAACTGCGATAACAGCAAGGAATGGTGCGCCTAGTGAAGATACAACGCCCACGATTTTAGCAAACGTTACACTTAATGCGCTACCGCCTGAGTTTAGCAATGTAAACCATGCTGAAACCTTAGATACTGCGCCAGCTATTAAACTGATTGCGCCTACGAACTTCCCAACAATTGAAACTACACCACCTATTGCAATTAAAGCAGGGCCAGCAGATACTGCGATCAAACCTACCCATTTTTGCCACGGCTCAAGTGGTAAGTTATCCCAAATAGTCAGCAATACTCTTACAACGTTGTCTTTGAAAGTCAAAACCGTGTCTTTCAAGTTTTCCAGTAAGCCTTCGATGTCCGCTTCACCGTTACCAAGTCCAGCGACAAGATTTTCAAATGATGCTTTCATTGCTTGGAATGAACCCGCAACAGTTTCGCTTGCTTCTTTTGCCGTTGTTCCGGTAATTCCTAACTTGTCTTGAGTAATTCCGATTGCTTCAATCAGCGTATGGAATGGAATATCTTTGACATTCTCCGCAGTTGCTTCAAAAGCACCGTTCAAAACTCCGGACTCGTTAACAAGACGAGCCATTTCGCTCGCAGTCCCGCCGTAGCCTAGCTTCAAATTGTCCAAGAGCGTGAAATTATCCTTTGCAAAACCTTGATAAGCATCCTGGATTGAACGCATATCAGTTCCCATTTTATTGGCGTTGTCTGCCATTTGTACAAGCGCTTTATCAGCATATTGTGCGGCCTTTTCAGTGTCTCCGCCTAAACCTTGAAGCAAAGTAGCAGAAAACGACGTTACTTGTTGCATATAGCTATTTGCACTTACTCCAGCAGTTTTGAAAGCCTTGTTTGCGTTCGCGATAACGCTTGCGCCTTTTGCTTCCATTGTGTCATACATTGCTTGCGCTTCTTTTGCGGTTATATTGTACTTTTTGGCAAGCTGAATTGCGCTCGTTCCGTTGTCTTTGAATAGCGTTTCAACTCCGCCCAAAGATTGCTCTAGGTCAGCATAAGATTTGATGATACCACCCAAAGCGCTCGCAACCGGAACTGTCAAGCCTAATGATAGCGCTGAACCTAATTTCATCGCTTCCGCTCCGAGTGTGGAAAGACCATTGCTGACTTTCTCAAGACTTGAACCAGTCTGATTTTTTAGACTTTGGATTGACATTTGCGCTTCTTTCAAACCTTTAGCAAAATCAGAAACATTGGCTTTTAATATGGCGGTAACGTCAAAATTTGCTCCCATGAGTTACCCCCTTTCTCTCATAGATTGATTGAGCCTTCTGTTTCTATCAGCAAGGCTCATTTTCTTTTGTTTGACTTGTCCGACATCATCTTTTCTAAAAATCTTGTCAAACTCGTCTTTATGATTGTAAAAATCGTCAAACGTCCTATAAGCTGACTTAGCGCTTTTGCCCGTGCCTTTAGTTGCTTGAACTGTCTGATTAAACCAAGCTTGAATTGCTGAATGGTACCGTCTATCTTCCTGTTGGATAAGATAAGCAGTATTATAGATTTCAAATTCTTCTAGCGTGGTGCGTGATGCTTCTTTAAAGGTCATATTGTGTCTAGCTATGAGCAAGGCGATTGCTTCATCATAGCCAAAGTCTGAACCTTGTTTTTCCCTTACTCTACTAGGTTCATTGCTTTTTTGAGTAGGGGAGATGCTTTTAACTCGTTCACGATTTCAGAAATAACTTTGTCGTATTCGTCATTCAAAATCAAATCTTCAAGGTATTTTTCAATCGCTTCATTGCTTGGTTTGTGATTTTCTGTAACTGTTCCGGCTTTGATAATATCCACAAAAGCCATTGGATCGTTTAGCGCTTGCCCAGCGTTGAATAGTGTCATAGCACCGTATCCAGTTTTCATGCCTTCAAGTTCAGCAGAATGTAGTTTGTTCATTTCTCGCAAAAATCCAAGGCCAAAGCGTAAAGTGTAATCACGTTCTCCAATTTTTAAAATCATCTGTTTTTTCTCCTTTTAAGTAAAAAAATAAAGGGCAAATAAATTGCCCTTGTTAGTACCACTATTAAACCGGAACGCCAGCTCCGTCTGTTTCTTTTTCGAGTGTGTGGTAGTTGTATTGTGCGCTTTCGACTGCTTGTTTTTGCGTGTCTGTCAATTTGTCAGTATGTAAAATACCATTTCCGTCGATAGCGACTTCATAAGATAATTCAACCTTATCGTCTGAAGGTGCTGACAATTCAAAGTTTTTGAAATATCCTTGATAGTATTCAACGTCATACTTATCAACTCCACCGACGTTCTTTTTGCTTCCAATGTCAACGATCCAGCATTCGATTTTATCGTTAGCTTTAAACCATTTGCGCATTTCTTTCCACATATTCACTGTGTCGCCGTCTTCACGGTAAGCAAGAGATTTGAACTCTCCGCTTGTTTCGCCGTCTGAAATCGAGTTAACGACACCGTCTTTTGTTTTTGTGCTTTCTACGTTCTTTTCTTGCTTGATAGAAAGTTCAGATTGAAAGCGTACTTTGCCCGCATCTTGTTTTGTACGGTCTGCGTAGCGACGGAAAAAGGCAATAACGTCTTTTCCCAAAATCAATTCTGCCATTTATTATTTCTCCTTTTTTGTGTAATCAAAAGTAAAGTCCAGCACGACATGAAGCAACGGCTGGACATCTGTATTATCTGCGACGACTTGTTTTTCTGTTGTTCGATGATTGAAGTTATACTCGTACCCGTCTTTCAAATGCTTCAAAACATTCTCAAGATAGGCTGAAATGTTGTCTATTTTGGCTCTGTCAGCTCGTATTCCGTAAATATGGACTGTTTGCCGTGCCGTACCTAACAGGTCGTTATTCGGCGTGTCTGAACCGTTATTCTCTCCGATGTAAACAAACGGATATTTTGTATCAGCTTCGGGCAAATAATCGTATGTATCAACCCTTGCGTCGCTAATAACAAAAATCTTTCTGAATAAATCGTGGTTAGGCGTCATTGGAACACTCCTTTCATAACGTTTGTCATATCTCTTTGAAATTCCGGCGTAATTTGTTCAAGCATAGGTCTGAAGTGTGGTTTGCCTGGCATATAGCGTGTACCGTATTCTTGATAACCAGTATAAGATGCGCTTCCCGTTATCCATGCTTCCATACCGTGATATGAAACATTGATATGACGTTTTAAAAAACCGGTATCTTTAGGCGCTAAATCACGAGCAACTTTTTTCCCTCTTTCAGCGTTGTTTTTCAATACTTGTATAGATTGTTCGACCGCTTTAGGGTGCGCGTTGAATATCGTGCTTGTTAGCTTCTCTAGGCCGTGCCATTCGATACTTGCGCCCATTTATACCTTGACCGTCCTTTTGAGCCGTACGGAGCTTTTAGACGCTTCTACGCTGTCGATCGGTTCATACTTGAAGCCGTCATAGATTGCGTACAAAAACGGTTCTTGTTCTTGCTGAAATCTGCATATCATGACGACATCAGTACGATTGCCGTATAATTCAAAAACTTTTGCTTTCTGAATAAAATTCACAAAACATGGTACAATTTCGGACTGTTCAGCTTGGTTTTCGTAAGTGTCAGTTACCGGATTGTACTTAGCAACGCCTTTACCTCTTACGAGCGTTATTCTGTGAGGTGTTTTCATAGAAAGATTGCCTTTCCTCGTTGACGTTGCGAACCGTCAAGACCAAAATCCTTATTCAAAATAGCCATGTAAGGCTTGAATAGGTTGTCAAAGTCTTGATAGGTTACTGAATATCCGTCAACTGTTTCACTCGATACACTTTCCGAGCCTTTGCGCCCGTAGAGCTTATAAACAACGTTTTCAATCATGAAATTATACTTACTATCGATATAAACCGAACCAGTAAGCGATTTGAAGTAGCTTTCAGCATCTTCAACTAAATCTTGTAACAAGTCATTTTCTTTTGTGTCGGTTAGATCAATACCCAACCGACGCTTAATTTTAGCAAGTTGGGCATTATCCATGCTTATTCTCCTGCTTCTTCTTCGATTTCTTCAACGGGTTCAGCTTTAGGCAATACAATATCGCCTTGCGCCCCGTCTGATTCGATAACGCCTTTTTTTAGTAGCGCTTTAATGCGAGCATCTGACACATTCAAGTCAAAGCGAGGGTAAACCTCGCCTTTTTCATATAGTCGATTGTTGTCTTTGGTATCAATGATGTTAGTCTTTACGATGTAAGTCATTCAATACCCCCTTTCAAAATTAGACGTTTGTCGCATCTGTCAACTTAGCAAATGCGTTTGTCTTAGTAATCATAACTGCGATGTCCATTGTGCAACGGATAGCAATCATTTCTTGTTCAAATAGGTTTACTGGAGTTCCGTCTGCATTCTTAACAGTCGTGATTTGACCTTCTTCAGAAATCTTGTAGTTGATGTTATAAGGTACACCATAAATAAGGTTGTCAAAGTCCCCAGCAATCAAATCGCCTTTCTTGAATTGCTTAGATTTCATATCAACAACAACTGTGCCGTCAAGTTTGTTTGTGTCTTTGTCGTAAATAGTCTTCTTGTCGCCGTCACGAGCATCACGCAAAGCTGAACGGTTAGACACACGAGATACAAAAGCGTTGATTTCGATGTCGTCGTCCAAAAGTTTGTCTTCAAGTTTCAAGATGTTTTCATAAGTTACTGGACCACCAATAACCTTGCTTGCATCTTTAGCAGCCTTAGCGACTGAGTTTGCAAATGGTGTTTCATGCCCAAGTAGTCCGGCTTCGTCAATCTTAGTGTAGAATGCTTCAACGATTTGTGGTTTCATATCTTCAAAGAATTTTTCCCAAGTGTAGTTGAGCGCCTCGCGAGAAGCAAGAAGAATGATACCAAGTTTGTGAGCTCGAAGCGTAACTGGTACGATTTCAGGCTTGTCAGTCTTGATTGTTTCTGTTTCATTTACCCAGTAAGCTGAAACGCCGTCTGTTTGAACGTGGACTGTTTTTTCTTGTTTGCCGTCCATTTCATGATACTTACCAAGTTGCATCACGATAGAGTTTTGAGCAACTTCTTTCATGATAATATCAGTAAATTCCTTGTGAAGAGTTCCGTCCGGTTTTTGTGAAACAAGGACTTTAGCAGGGTTAAAAGTTTGTACTGTCATTTATAAAATCTCCTTTAGATAATTCTTGAATTGCGGAAGATTTCTCCGCTTGATTGAGTTTTTGAACCACCAAAAGCAGTACTTACTGCTGGCGGTTCTGATTGTGTGTATTCAGACTTGATTTCACTAATAATGCTTTCAAAGTCTGAAATAGCTTGTAGTGTACCGTCTGCCGTGTCTTTTACGACAAAAGCAAGGACACGATCATTCACTGGCAACTTACGACTTGATAGAGTTTTAATTGCTTCATCTGTCAACTCTCGCTTAGTTTGTTCTTTCTCAAGTCCAGCGATTTTGTCAAGTAACGATTGCTTTTCTGCTTCAGCTTCTTTTCTGCGGTATTCTTCAAGTTCTTTACCTGATAATTCCGTTTCCACTTTGTACTTTTCCAAAGCCTTCGCAATAGCTTCTTGAGTAGATTGAGCGTGCTTTTTCTCTGCTTGCTCAAGTCGTCTTTGCATTTCTGCGATTGATACTGTTTTTTCCGGTTCTTGTTTTGGAGTGCTAGCTTGTTCCTCTACTACTTCCGGTACTTGTGTTTCAACCGTCTGTGTTTGTTCTTCTGCCATGTTTGGCTCCTTTCTCTACGCTTTAACGAGCAACCCCCTCGAACTCATGCGCCTTTTAGTGTCGTAAGCACGGTTTGGACAATTAAAAAACCGTATAGGTTATATACGGTTAAAGGTTTTAAACATAATAAAAAGCACTTAGAATTTCTAAATGCTTTCTTTTTTTGTCATGTCAATAATTTCTTTTAAGGTTGGCTTGGTCTTTCTAATTCTATCCCATGCCCTCATTTTTAAAAAAGTTGGTAAAGGAATGCCGTTTATTTTAGGCATTTCTTTAGATAGGTTGTAGATTTTTCTTATTTTATCTTTATTGTCCAATATATATTGGTTACGGGGCAAACAGTAGAAAATACCATCACCAAAATAGCTTAAATCTTCGTCAGATATTTCAATAAGTTCTTCCGGTTTTACAAAAATAGACCTATTTACTCTATCTTTTCCGGTAGAAAAAATCTTATCTATAAAATCTTTGTTAAATCCCATTTTCCAATACCTCCAAACCATAGACAAGTAAGCCATCTTCAGTTTCTGTTTTAGAAATAACGTTGTATTTCAAGTTAGGTTTCATCAGATACTCTTTTTCGGGGTTAAAATCAGCCAATTCAGCAATATAAGCGCCCGTTTTCTGTCCTTTTTTAACAGTGACTTCAAACAAAATATTTGCGCCGTCGCCGTCGCGAGCAAACTCTCTAGCATAGTTCTTGTCTAAACTAAATGAAGTAAACGACTTGTCCAAAGAAAATTTTTGTCCAACCTCTAGATCTAAATAGCCTAAATCTTCTCCTAATGCTGAAACAGAACCCGTTCCTCTATAAGCTTTAAAAGTTTTTTCAGGGGCAAAATCTGACAATGCTTTTTCAAGTATAGGAATTTTGTTTTTTGTTTTCCTAACTTCTTCCAACGCATATTCCAAATCAGTTTCGCCATGTTCATCTAGCCAAAATTCTTTCTTGAGTTCAAGCGCCTTATCAAGTCCAAAGCGTTTAATATTATTGAAATCGTGATAATCGCTTGTAGTGTAAGAATAGATTGCGTGTTTTTCTTCCTCTGTAAGTCCATTATACCACTTTTTATACTTCGTTTGCTCGTTAAAGAAGGCATCAATATCGTCTGAGTCTTGCGCTTCAAAAATTTCATCATCTTCAAACGGCAATAATTTTTGATTTTTTCCAGCTATTGCTCTTGTTGATAAAGAATCCTTGTTGTTTTCTCTAGCTTGTTCAGGAATTATATTATCTTCGCTCTCATTCCATTTTTCAAACTGATCTAGCGTACTTCTTCCGTCTTTGTACTTCATTTCAATATGTCCATACGCCGAGCATCTACAATTAGGATGCATCGGAAACATATTCACGCCTTTTTCTACCTTGTCAATCGGTACTGCTGTATTATCTAACGACTTGCAAATATCACAAGCGCCACTTTCAGCGACAAAAATCATATGCGTGAAGCCGTTATCTTTCAGCATTGCGTGGTCTGTGTCAGCGTTTATTCTTGCTATTTCGGTCTTTAATAACCGTTTAGCGTTTGATTCGCTAGTATTATACCGTTCAGCAAGTCGCTTCATTTCTTTTTGGTAACCGTTCATGTCCGTGTATATGCGGTTCAACGATGCAAAAACATCTTTTTGAAGCACGGATTGAAGCCCATTTTTACCCCAAACACGACTTGAAAAACTCTGCCCGTAGAAATCAGCGTTTAAAACGCTCTCTATGCGTTTATTCGCTCCTTTGGATGAAATGCCCAAGATGCCCGCTTGTCGCTTGTATTCGGCTAAATATTCGCTTCTACGCGCCTTATCAAAGACTTCTTCAAGGTTACTTGTTAAACTGTTAATTTCAAGACCCAATTCAGCTTTCAAAAGTTCTAAACGACTGACTTTCATTTTCAAGTTATAAACTCGTAACCAAGAATTAGTCTTATGACTGAAATCTTTCTCTTTAACGGCTTTTCTTGCCTTGTCTGCAAACTTGGTAACGTCAAATTCGGAAGCACGCTTCATAGCTTCTTGCTTCGTCAAGCCTTCACGTCCAGCATATCCAAGATAAAACTTGTCTATCTGCGCTTGAAGTCTGTCATAGCTTTCTTGATATAACTGTGTTATCAGTTTGTCACGGTCTAAATCACGCTTGATTAGTTCAGCTTGCGCCTTACGTTCTGCGTTATATAGACGGTTATCAGCTTTCTTGCTCATTCATGCCACCTACTAACTGCATGATCTCGTTGTCACTTGCTCCGGACTCCTTCAAAATGCGTGATTGTTCGGTCTTGTAATCTGTGAAGCTTGCATTGTTCATGAGCGTTTCTTGTGATACTACACCACCAGCTTCAATATACGCTTTAATTTCATTCCATACGTCTTGTGGAATATTCGGATGAAATGTAAATGTCAGCTTGTTTGCTTCAATCAATGGCTTATTGATAGCCTTGTGAATGTTACTGATTAGTTCATATCTTCTACGCAATGCCTTAGTAAAGAACGTTTCTTTGTCTTTTCTGACTTGTTCAAGTCCAATCATCTTATAAAGCAATGCAATGCCTGAAGACGTAGCATTAAATCTATCATCTTCAAGATTAGGAATACGACTGAAACGATGAATATCGTTTGCTAAACGGTTTTTATACGCTTCCGTGCCGTTTACATCGTACTGTTTATAGATATATCCAGCATCTGCGCTTGTTTGTTGTCCATTTGCACTAATACCAGTCTGGAGTAGTAGCGTGTTAGCGTCTTTCATTTTAGCGACACTTTCAGCGCTTGCTCCGATAGCTTCCAGGTCGCCTTTGATAACTAACATCGCATCATTCAAGTCGCTCATATAGTTCGCTGTGTCGGACTGTCCAGCATCGTAAGCATCAATCAATGGTATTTCGCTTTCAAAATCCCCCATGCGATAGCGGTTATTCCACCATTCAACAACGGGTACATCTTTGTATTCGTGCTTCTTGTCTGTATCGACTGCCAATTTTACTGAACCGACTGAAAACGGCTTGAAAGTGATAACTTGGTCTTTTGTATATACCGTCATATTCACTTTATCCGCAAATACTGGAAGATGCACGGCGCAAATGATATTTTGTTCAACTGTTAGATCACGGACAACAAACATTTCAAGCGGACTGATAGAAACAACTCTGTCTGCTCCGTCTTTGTCTCTGAAATGATATTCAAAAGCACGGCCAAAGATTGAAGCGTCAAGCGCTAAATCTCCATTCAATGCGTTAATGTCGTTATTCCACTCGATTTCTTGAATAGTTTCAAGTTGCTTTTTTTCTGCTCCCTCAAGAATACCGACTGAAACAGGGTTACCGATAACATAGCTAGTTGCAAAACTAGAAATATATCCACCCCATTTATGACGGACACGATAATCTGCTTTCTCTTTGTCCAAGCGTCTATGCCCGTTCAAAATACTGTAATTGTCGCCTTTTGCGTATGATGACAACACTTTCAAGCGTTTTTGCTGACTGCTAAAGAAAGTATCAATCATATCTCTAAAGGCTTTCTTACCGTTCGCAGTACCTAACAATTCATCGCTTGAAACATATCTGAATTGCTCGTTTGCGATTGTCCCAAAGTATAGACTGTCAAACCTCGTTTTCGTGGTCGTGTCTATACCGTGTTCAAATTCGTTTACTTTATCCACTCTTTACCTCCTGAACATTTTATTGATTTTACTAATTGCTTTGTCAACGTCCACATCTTTTCTTGTTTGATATATCCGATCTTGCAAAGCGTATCTGATAGCATCTATGCAGTGATTATAGCTATCTACTGGCTCATTGATATATTCGTTTGTCTTTTTGTCTTTCTTCCAAGTATAATTTTCAAGTTCTTCAATCAGCTTTACGCATCTTTCATCGACTATCCAATCATACTGTAACAAGTATTGTATGCCTTGCATGACTGAGCCAGCTCCCTTTTGAACGTCAATCACTCGTGGAATACCAAGATTTCGCAATTCTTGATTAGATTTCTTTTCAGCACTATCAGCCCGTATCTGCTCTTTAGCATATCCAAGCGCCTTAATAGCTTCTGCTATCTTGTCATTCGTCAATCCCTTTCTCACAAATTCCTCAACGACATATAAGCGCTTGTTTTCGTCATCTACCCTAACATGAAGCAAGGCTGACGGGTCGTTTATAAAACCATAGTCAAGGCCAAAATAAGCGGGTAAGTGTTCCCACTCGCTCTTATTCAGTAATCGCTTTTCAAACTTTGGAAAAATCAGTTTATCAAGTGTCGCAAACTCTCCTAAAGCGTATATTTTATAATAGGCTTCGTTCCTATTGGCTAGTTCTTCGATATTCTCGATTGTTACTTGATCTAAAAACCGATTATCTTTATATGACGTATGATAAACAACTGTATTTTTTGGTTTCTTCACAAAGAAGGCGTTATAAGTCCAGTTCACTTTTGAAACGGGGTTAAACATCAAGAATATCTGTTTGTTCAAGTGTTTCTTATCCCGTAAACGCAAAGTCAACTGTGTGTAATCGTCCAGCGTAAACTCGGAAGCTTCTTCCATGACGACATCTGACACGCCTTTGATAGACTTGATTTTTTCCGGATTGTCTAACCCTTTAAAAATAAATTGTGCGCCGTTTGGCAACTCTATGCGGTATGCTGAATTATTTATCTTGCACTTATCTAATAACTGCCATTTATCCAAACACTGCTTCACATCTTCAAAGATAGAGTCATAGACCGTTGCGCCTACCTTACGCAAAAATAAAACCTTGCGTGGATACTTCCAGTTTTGGCAAGACTTAAAAACAACCTTTTGTATAACGCCATGACTTTTACCGCTTGAAGCACCGCCATAGTGAACCTCGGTAAAGGTTGAATAGTCGTATAGCTTGTCATAGATATGTTTGTTAAAAACACGGCTTGGATAGTCAATGATGATATTGATTTTTGGTTTATTCTTCGTTATCATCCCAATCGCCTACTTTAATATCAATAGTTTTTTGTGTGATTTCTTGCCTATCCACAAACAAGCCATAACGTTTTCCAAGGTCAACTGCGGCACTCTTTCTTGTTGATACGTTCGGTTTAGCATCCATAACTTTTTGATAACCGTCCCCATCAAGTACCAGTAAAGGCTCTGTGATTTCTCCACGCATAACAGCCGTTAAAAATTCAAGCACTTCTTGTTGGTCTGCGACACGTTCGGACTTTAGTTTTTCTAGTTGCTCGTCTATATAAGCTTTTATCATAGCATTTGATAGCAGTCTACTACCATTCACTTGTGCGACTTTATCTTTCTTAATATTCGGATAAGCCTTCTTATAAGCCTGTGTAGCATTCAAACAAATGATGTACTCGTCTGCGAATACTTTTTGTTTTTCAGTCATTCCCACTTTCCACCACCTCATTTCTACAAACAAAAAAGTCAGCTAAAAGCTGACAAATGGAGTAACTAAATAAAAACGGTGTTAGGAAGTTTAGAGATATATAAACTATAAAATTAAAGAACGCAAAGGAAAATCAACAATGAATACTTTCCTAACACCGTAAAATATATAGGAGTCTATCAGTCATGCTTACCGCTTTGCTGATACTAACATAATATCACTTTAAAACTATCAAATACTATCGTTGTTATCAAAGATTTTAGATATGTTTGCAACTGCCCTATCTCTAGCACGTTGGATAGTTGCGGGACTACAATTCAATTCTCTTTCTGTTTCGCTCCAGCTTAGACCGTTGATATACAATAAGCGCATCACGATATTCTCAATAGGGTCTTCTAATGACTCAATCGCTCGTGTCAAAACTTCTTGTTCTTTTTGTTCATGATCTATCTGCTTGTATAACTCGTCTATCTTATCCGTGATTTTTATATTTAAATCTTCTGTGCGATTATCATTGCTTGGAGTTTTGGGCATCCCGTTAAATGACTGCCCTTTTACAATACCCGTTCTTAAATCTTGTATCTCTCTATGAATTGAACGTATTTTGATATTTTTAATTTTTAGTTTCTTCAATTCTTTTCTTAATTGCACTCTCACTCTCCGATTAAAACATTCAAAGGAAGATTGAAGTATGTTGCTACATCTTCCACTTGGTACAATTTAGGACTTATCTTGCAAGCTTCCCAACGTTGAATACTTGCTTGGGAATATCCTAAAATATCCCCTAATTCATCTTGAGATAGTTTCTTATCCTTACGCTTTTGCCTTAGCATAAAAGCAAATCGCTTTTGTTGATTGTCATTTAATCTTTGCTCGTAGTTCATCTTAAATCCTCACTTTTTACAAATGAACCGTTTACCATTTTTCCTTTTCGGTTCTTTGATCTCGTTATATGCTAGTTCAAAACATTCAGCAATAGACCAGCCTTTCTGTTGGCAATAAATCGTTAATACTACCAAAATATCGCCTACTGCATCTTTTCCGTCTTGTTCACGATTTTTTAAATGCGCTTGTGCAAGTTCGCCCGCTTCTTCAAATAATTTCAACGCTTGCGCCGTGCTGTTATCAGGATTATCTAAACCTCGCTCTTTCGCCCATTGCTCGACACGGTGCGCTAGTAATTCCATGTTTGTTGTCATAACTTAATAGTCATCTCCTTTACAAGTTAAAATTGCAACAATATCTTCGTATATTGGTTTTGTTACATACAAAAAATCATCCGCAGTTAGTTGCTCTTTTTTAAAATAAGGTTTGAGTTCATCACTTATAAATATTTTGCTAAAACGATCACGTTCTTTTGTAACGCATTTAATACAATCAACGTTCATGATGATTTGCTTTTTTTCCTCGTATTTAAACGGCGTTAACAAAATAAATTTTGTCATAATTTAATATCATCTCCTACTTCAATATTTTTAAATCGTTCTTCACTAACTACGAACACGTTCCCGTTAACCGTGATAGTGAAAAGATTTCCGATTTTTCTCTTTTCCGTAACTTTGCCAGTAATCTGATACTTACTATCAGCGTGATAAACAAGTAAGGGTTTCTGTGCTTCACGCTGCATGAATAATAAGCAAGTCGTAAGCAAGGCATAGCCGATTAAGAAGCGTTTCAATTCCTCACCTCTTCTGCCATGCACTGCAGCCATACCAAGCTCTCATATAAATCTCTTGCATGGTTCTTGATATTTCCTAACTCGTAGCTATCTAAATTATCTGAGTTTGTTATAATATCAATTTTTAAATTCTCTATAGCTAGAATAAAATCCGTTTTCAGTCGGTTCATTCTGTGACCTCCTTTTTTAAATGCATAATTCTAAGGTTTACATAAGCCATTGCATGACTTAAAAAGGGAGTTGGGTATTTTGGTAACTCATCACGCATACGCTCGTAGTATTCTAGTTCTGTTTCTTTCATTCTTCCATCTCCTTAAATATCTACTATCATGTTCTATCATCAACAAACAATGTTTTACAATCTAAACATAGGAATACACTAACTGCTTTTTGTAAACCAGTGGTATTGTCAATATGATTCCAATCAGTGTGATGGTGCGTTGTAGATGTTGAATAACAGTTAGGACAAGTTAGCTGGTTCATTCTCCAACCTCCTCGACCGTGAATTTAATTCGACGACTTCCAATGTTGAAGAAATTATCAACAACTATTTTCTTTTCGCTTGATACAATTTCCATTCCAGCTTCCATCACTTTTTTCCCGAACAAAAATTGATTTTCGTAAAATCGTTTTTCAATTTCATCTAATTTTTGGTAAGGCGATATGTACTTTTGTTCAACATCCATTTCTTCTTCAAATTTTTTCTTTTCTTCTTCTGGAGATAACGAATGATTATAGATTTCTGGAAAATTAAGTTCTTTTAACTTCTCAAGTCCTCTCATCATCTCAGAATAAGCATTTCTTTCTTTTGCGTGCTTTTGGTAATTCACAACACCTGGTTGTTGTTTAGCTAAGAATTTAATCTCTGCGTTTGAAAGTTGATACTTGATGCACATCTGAGCATCTATCCAAAAAGTATCTGCATCTCCTCTATGCCAATTAAAATCAGCTCTTTCTAAATCTAATAGCAAATCAACTACTTCTTGACCACGTTGACTATCTAACAATTCGTTACCAACAGGTTTAGTTGCCATAACTTCAGCAATCCACTCTAGCCAAATATTATCTTCCATCACTCCACCTCCTCAACTTCAAACAATGGACTATTAAACACTTCACTAAAACCAGCTTCTTCGAGTTCTTTTCGGGTGTGTTTTGTTTTATAAAGTGAGTTTTCTTCCCAATCAGAAAAAAGCCATTTTTTTGAATGTTTTTCGCAGTTCAAAGTTTCGTGATTTCCACAAACACCTTTCACTTTCACCAAATACCGCTTCTCCTTCTTGATTGTGTAGCCGAACTGGTGCATGTTAATTAGAATTTTTAAAGCATCCTCAGTTTCAAGAAACCATTTGCAAATAGGCATATTAGTATTATTTCGATAATTGAGTACAAGTCGTTCTAAAACAATATAGAACTCATCAGCAACGTCTTCATACCAATCCGCAACAAACTGCGGAATCACTAGTTTATTCAATTCTTGTCGAATCTTATCAGCATCCTTCAATTGATTGCCAACCCATTCTCCCTCAAATTTACCTTGCTCATAGCCCTCACGCCATTTTGCATGACTGAAATCTTTCTCAAATTCACCCATGATAGCCTTTAGCCAAACTTCACGATCATGCAATGGCAATTCTCGTAATCTTGCCAGTATGTTTTTGACATAGCGAGGCGCTTCGTCTGCATGACCTTTTTCGGGTTCGTCTAGTTGTTCGACAAGAACTAAGACTTCATCTCTTTCGATGTAATCTTTTACACCAAATACAAATAATTTTTTAATTTGTTTAATCAATTCCTGTTTATTCATTTTCAAACTCCTCCAACTGTTCTTGATACCTTTTCAGTTTCTTCTTCCAAAAATCGCGTTCAGCAGCTCTCATGTGCACCGCTGATTTATGACTTGGTTTCTTCAGTTCTTCAATCTTTTCTTCAGCTACTTTGATTGAACGTTCTAGTGATTCAATCATTTGTTGTTTAATATTCATCTTCAGTTATCCTTGATATTTCAAGTTCAATTCTGTATTTTTTGCTTCCGGAATTTCCACCGTGCCTAAAATCCATTGACTTGATAACGTGATAATTATCATCTGTCCAAAATTTCGCATCTGTCAAGCCGTCTAATAGCGCTTTGCTTGTTGGCGACCAGTTCGGCGGGTCATATATGCGATTGGTCGGGGAGAATACCCAAACAATCACTTTGCAAGGCTTATCCTCGTTAAAAGGTAAGCCAAAGTAATCTAGTAGAGTATTCCGCCCTTCGTAATACGCTAATTGTCGTAAAAACTTCGTGATTTTAGCTTTCTTTTGGAAATGCAGTCTGTCATTCGCTGAAATCATCTGTTTTCTATCAAGTTCAAATTTTAAAACTAGCTTTTCCATGCGTTACCTCTTAGAACGGCAACATATCATCCGATATATCGAACGTGTTTCCGTCTCTGGAAAAGTCAGGCGCTTGTTGTTGCGTTTGCGCTCGTTGTCCTTGGTTACCTTGCTGACCTTGACTATTGCGACTTTCTAGCAACTGGAATTGTTCAGCGACTACTTCAGTTACATAAACCCGTTGTCCTTGCTGATTATCATAGCTTCGTGTCTGAATACGTCCAGTAATTCCAATCAAAGCGCCTTTTTTAGCCCAATTTGCAAGATTTTCTGCTTGTTGTCGCCACATAACGCAGTTGATAAAATCAGCTTCACGATCGCCATTTTCATTCTTGAAAGTTCGATTGACTGCAAGGGTAAACGTAGCGACTGCCACGTTTGACGGGGTATAACGTAAATTCACATCGTTCGTAAGTCGTCCGACTAAAGTTGTTTGATTAATCATAAAACACTCCTTAAATTCAAATAATCAATTTTGTTGTATACTGTTCTTCTTGTAATATTTAATTTTCTTGAGATTTCAGTTGGTTTTTTTCCTTCTTTGACCATTCTGATTAACTCATCATCTACATCTTTGTAAAATGGGTGATTTTTTTATTAGAAAAACGCTTTTTCGCTTCATCTGATATTTTTCTTCTTGTTTCTTCGCTCTGAACGCTCCCTAAATTGTGTAATACCGTGTGTGCTGAATGCGAAATTATTTCTAAATTTTGAATACGATTATCATGTTTGATTTCATTTTTATGATGAACATCCTCTCCCGGTTTTAAAAATCTTCCGCAATTCATTTCAGCTATCACTCTATGTTCAAATATATAACCCTTTGTATCTGAATTTGGATGATCGTGGATACATAGCAAAACGTACCCAGCTTTATTCTTTTTTCTACCAGTAACATTCATCCACTGCCCGCAAATCTTCAAAGAGTATAGTATATCCTTTTTACCGGCTCTCAAATTTTAATTTCCTTTCAATTTGTTCAAAAGCATATCAGCTTGTTCTACTTGTGACTCTTTGATTTGTTTGTAGTCCGCAACTCCTAAATGTTGCAAGAACCATTTCACGATTGAGCCGTCTTCTTTTCCTTTTTCGGTTGAAATCTTAGCAATTTCTTTCAAATAGTAATTTGCTTTTTCTACTGAGATAACGGGTTCATCTTGTTTTTTCGTTTTTGTTGCGGGTTGCTTTTTTGTTTGCGTTGCTTCGTTGCCATCATCATCTTGGTCGCTTGTTATCCCAAAAATAGCGGATAATGCGTAGCGTTTAGCGTAAGTAATAGCTGAACCGATTGATTGCGGGTCATTCTTGACTGGTTTCATCTTGATTGGATCATATTCAATCCACTCTCCTGACTCATGCATAACAAGCGTACCAACTGTTACATTTCCTAATTCATCACTTGACGGGAATTGTGTAAATGATAAACCGTTCTTACTTGCTGACTCTGTGATAGCTTCTACCACATTTTCAAGCGGTACATACTTACTTTTAAAAAATGGATTGTTTGCATCTTTTAAAGGTTGCTTCATTTCTTTTTGTGTCTTAGCAAAAGCCTTGCTAAACTCTGTTAGTGTTTCTGATTTTTTCATATCTTGACTCCTATCTGATACTCAAATTCTTACGTTCTACCAACTCAGCACCTAAAATTTCAAGTCCATTTTTCAAATCTTCTTTCAAGCGCTTTTTATCAGGTTTATAAGTAGCGACTTTATAGCTTTCAGGCAATAACAAATCATCCACTTCCACGGCTTCGGATTTACGAAATGACACTTTAAAAAGTGGTGTATCAACCCGTTCATATCCAGTAAGTGCCATGCTATCTTTTAACGCTTCTTTTAAGCGCTCGTTCTTGCGTTCATCTGCTCGGTTAAGTTCAGTTAGTCGCTTGATCTCGTTTTTGCGTGCTTCCATGTCTGCTTCAGTATTCTTGATGACTTTGACATGGTTTTCTACCTTGTTTTCGTAGTCTGTTTGCCAGTCAATACTATCAAGCGTGTCAAGTTTTGTTTCTTCATCCAATTCCATGTTATAAATATCAAGGAATTGTCCTGTTAATTCGTAAAGTGTTGCCATGTTTATTTTTCCTCTTCTTTCTCATCTGAATAGATTTCTGCCAATTGTTTAATAATGTCTAGGTTTTTTGTGATTGCTTTGATTTTCTCAATTCTGTAACGCTCATAGTCTGCCAAATCACGTTTGAATGAAACCTCAATCATCTTTAGTTTTTCTTCTAATTCGTCATTCAAATATCCTTTGAACTCTTCGTAAAAATACCCGTCATCATCAACTTTCTTCTCTGTAAGTGTATTGCGTTTACGAATATCATTTATGACGTCTAGTGTTTCAAAACGAGGTTCAGATACCCATCTATCTTGATTTTCAAGTGTAATTAAAATTGTTTTAGCTAACATTTTTGTTGTGTTTTCCATGTTTTTTTCTCCTTATGCGCTCCAGTATTCGTTCAAGTCAACAGCCATGACCGTAGCTAGATTTTTCTGCTCCGTCAAAATCTGTCTGCGATATGGTGCAAGTCCAGCTTGTCTTTCTTCTTCATTTCGTGGTAAGTAATATCCGCTCGGCTGTGTTTTCTTCGCTACGATTGGATGCTTAAAATTCACTCGTAGGCTTTCAATCACTTCTTCTAAACTTCGTTTTGATAGTCCAGTTTCTTGTCTGATTTTCTCAGCTTTGATTGGTTCTTCAAAACTCGCACGGTTAACAATTAGGTTTAAAACTTTAATCTCTGTCTTGTTTAATTCTCTACCAATCATATTCCCTCCCAATAAAAATACATCTAATCTCTGTGCTTCCGCATTCTTCACACTCAATAGGCGGATAGCTGTCAATAAATTCAAAACGATGCCCGCAGTCGTAACATCCACAATCCCATATATAAAGGTTCATGTTTATTGCTCCTTGTGGATATTTTCGATTTCTTCTAGCTTTTCGACAAATTCGACATACGCTTTGTAAAAATCACCCGACTTTTTGCTATCCTTATATGCTTTTTCAATCAGTTTGTCCCCATCACCATAAAAACAACCAACTCTCCATTTTTTGTCAGATTTTGTATAAGTGAAATATCGACCGCTAGACCATGTATTTTTAAAGACAATGTAATCTGCGTTGCCGTATACCCAAGCGTCGCCGTATACCTCTGCGTTGCCGTATACCCTAGCGTTGCCGGATACCTCTGCGTTGCCGTATACCCTAGCGTCGCCGTATACCCAAGCGTTGCCGTATACCCAAGCGTCGCCGTATACCTCTGCGTTGCCGGATACCTCTGCGTTGCCGGATACCCTAGCGTTGCCGGATACCCTAGCGTTGCCGGATACCTCTGCGTTGCCGGATACCCTAGCGTTGCCGGATACCCAAGCGTTGCCGGATTGACTTAAATTTTTTTCACTCGCAACATATCCGCCTAACTCTCCTTTTTCAATGCCACTGAATGAAATCAAGGCTTTTATTCTGAAAAGTTGTACTCCAAAAAACGTGATTGTGTCATCTACTAATAACTCATATTTTTTCATTTTTTATTGCTCCTTTGGTTGTGGTAACGCTAGTAAGTCAGGTCTAAGACCTACTGGCGCTTGTGTGTCAAACGTGAATTTTCTGTCGCAATTTCTAATGTTTTGGCGTGCGATATTGTTGAACTGGTTTCGCCCTTGCTGATACACTTCAACAATAGCTTTGTCTAGCTTTTCTTGCTCTTCTTTTTGTCGTCTTGCTTTCTGTTCGCTATTCGCAATTAGTAGTAAAGTAACGAATAAGCAAGTCATGATTGTTGCAATTCCTAAAAATTGGCTTGCCAAAGTTGGTTCTGTCATTTTCTAAACCTCTTTCTTTAATTCTGAAATTTTTTTCAATATCAATTCCAGTTCTTCCGCTCCGCTGATATAACCGACTACATCATCTGTAATTTTTGTATCGTAAGTAAGATTCCATTCTTCAGTTTCGTTGTCATGTTTTAACACGGCTAACTCTAAACCGTATGAATAAGGATTGTGAATAACACTTGCGCCGTAACTGTTTTTAAAATGGTATTCATGCCTTGGATACTTGCCAAAGGATGATTCAGTTTCTTCAAAACTTTCACATTCGATTTCAATTTTTGGTATAAAGTATTTCATTTTCTAAACCTCTAAAAGTCTTTCCAAGTCAGCGATGCGCTGATAAAGTATTTGGTTTTCTTCTCGTGTTTCAATCAATTCACGGTTCAAGTCTAATGCGACTAATCGCCAGTCTTGATTGACTTCAATTTTGGTTGTTGAAAAAAACCATTTTGTCATTCTGTCTAATAGCTTCATGCGATACCCTCACGATCTAGTAAATTATTAAAAATCCCGTCCAGCACGTTATAAAAGCGATGCTCGATTGGTACGATGATTTCTTCATCTTGTTCAATTTTTCGTCCGAAAGCGTATATATTTACTTTCATTTTTTCTTGCTCCATGTTATAATTTAAGTAGTAATTTTTGGTAAGTGCCTATTCCCGTAGGTACTTTTTTTATTTTGCAAACTGATAGACACTTCCATTCATTGAATAGTAAGCCATCTCTTCCAGTTTGTGATTGAAACGCTCGTCAGTAGTAATCAGCAAGCGTTCCTTTAGTAATGTTGATAGTTGATAGTGGCTTTTCTCGAACTCTGCTATCAGCTTTTTTCTTTCTTCGATTGTCAAAATGGTAATGTTCTCCTATCTTCCGAATTATCAGGATATTTAAAAGTCAAATCCTTTGCGCCTTTTGCTACCCGACTAACAAGACTACTATCAAATGTCTGTTTCATCTCAGCGCCCGTCAAGTTAGTTGTGATGATTGTCTTATCTCGTGCATCCAGCAAGTTATACATAAAATCCATTTTCCAAGGCGTTTGCTCGCCTTTCCCAAAGTCGTCCAAGATCAAGTAATCAACTTTCTTGAGTAGTTCCAGCCATTCGTCCGTTGTCCGTGCATCTTTCCGACCAAATCCACTTTGGATTTTTTGAAACATTGTAGGTACGTTCATAAAGAGTACGCTTTTAGGGTTGTTGTTAGCTTTAAAGTCAATGTTTAACTTCTTAGCGATTGCAATAGCTAGATGTGTTTTACCGACTCCAGCTTGGCCAAGAATGACTGCGTTACCTTTACCATCATTGAAATAATGTCTTGCTATTCTTAAAGCGTAGTTTTTCGCTTTCTCGTCAATTTCGTTATTGACTGTGAACGTGTTAAAACTAGCATCTTTCATACCGTTTGGCATGATGCTATTTCTTTCTAGCACTCCAAACGTATTTGAAAGAATAGATGAGATATACGCTTCGCCAATCTTTTTCTCTTGTTCCCTTGCCATATCTTCACGCTGACATTCGGGGCAAAATGTAGGCTGGTAAGGCGCTTTTCTTCCTTTAGCTCTGACTGGATGTTTAAAAGTCCACATATAGCATGAGTGCTTTTTGCATATCTCATTTTCGTTGACATAGTAGATTGGATCTAAACTTAATTTTTCCATTCAACCCCCTTTCTAAAAAGGTAACTCTCCCTCATACATTTGGATGATTGAGTTTCCAACTCGTCTTGAAGTTGAGTTTTTAGAACTTTTTCTTTCTTCTTCGTGTTCGTCCACTTGTTCAAGTGAAGTAAACCCGTTTTCTTTCCACTTCTCCAAAATTGCTTTTAGATAGTTGAAGCTAGGTTGATGAACTCCCGAAGTGATTTCGATAGCACGGTTCAACATATCAAAACTCATTCCATCAAGTCCTACATATTCAAGTAGTTGTTGATGTTGTTTTTCGTTGATACGAATACCGCTAGTTTTTAGATTTTCAGCTAGACTTGGACTGATTGTTGTTTTATCATTATCCTCATCTATACTATCCTTACCTATACTATCCTTACCTATACTATCCTTACCTATACTATCCTTACCTATACTATGCGGACATTTGTCTGTCACTTGTCCGTCACTTGTCAGACATTTGTCTGTCACTTGTCCGTCAATGTATTTTTTTTGACTTGTAACACGTTTACCGTCAACTACTAAATTAGTTTTTTCTAGTAGTAAATCACGATAACGTGAGGGTTGAACCCTATCTGCTCGTATTTTGTTTTGTTCTTCAAAGTCTGTAACGAAGTAAACCATATCGTCATTTAATGGTAGTATGAACTTCTTAATAACTAACAAACCCAATGAGTCTTCGTTAGCACCTATCATTCTGACGATTGGGAACGCTTCTACAACTCCGTCATCATCACTTGATAATACCAAGTGAGTATAAAGTGCTTGTGCTTCAAACGGCATCATTAGAAAAGGGCGACTTTGAAAAATCTTTTTTGACAACATTCTTCTTTCCGCCATTATTCTCCTTTCTAAATTTGGTATAATGAAAATAAAACGAGGTGATTTTGATGTTTAGTTTGATTGATATTTTGAATGTTTCTGCTGCATGGATTGGAGCTATTACTGGTGTTGTTAGCTTGATTTACTCTTTAAAAGTCAATAGAGTAAAATTGAACATTTCTAATTTCCGTAAAACAAGAATGAACGAATACTCTTGCTATCAGTACAGCTTTGTCTTGTCTAACCAATCAAATTCAGATGTTCTAATCAAAAATATCCAACTGTTTGACAAAAACGGAAAAGAAATTTTTGACAACGGATTTAATCCAGCCACTGCTATTCCTGAGAAGAAACCAGATCCATTTGGTTTAGTTAGCGGTACGCAGACATTATTTAATGTCGATTGGTACTCTGAACCATTTGAAGATGAGATAGAATTAAATCCATACTCATTCTATAAGTTTTCATACTACCTAAACGAACCACCGCATACTATCAAGATTAAAACCAACAGACAAATTCATTATCTTTCTAAAAATAAATCAATCCATCCTGTCTTTAATAAAGCAAAATAGATTTATTAAAGCGCAAACTACATTTACACTTGTCAATATGATTCGAGTAATATCGTTCATTATTTTTTCCTTTCTACTCGTTCTCTTTCGGGAACTTAGTTTGTAAAAAAAATTCCTAACTGGTCTTTGGTATATCCAAGAACAGTTGCAACTTTTATCAATTCGTCTGCATCGAATGATACAAACCCGTTTTCACGCTTTGCGTATCGTGCACGATCATTCCAACCAAGCGCCTTTGCCATGTCATCTTGTGTCATGCCTTTAGCGATACGCTCTGCTTTAATTCGTAAGCAATCTAATTTCATATTGTTTCCTTTCTTTATTTTTTGTTCTCGTTCGGGAACAATTAAAGTATATCACGCTCGTTCTCGTTTGTCAACACTTTTTTTAAAAAAAATAACATTTATTTTTAATTTCTTTTTATTTGTACTTTTACGGGAACAGTGATATAATGAAATAAAGATAAAAAAGGGGTGAGGAAAATGAGAAACAATGCTGAAATAATAGAATTAATAAAACAAATTTGTAATGAAAAAGGAATATCTTTGAGTGAACTAGCTAGAAAAACTGGAATGGCAAAATCTGCAATTTCAAGATATTTTAATTTGACAAGGAGTTTTCCTCTTAATCGGGCAGACCAATTCGCAAAAGCGTTGGGAGTAACTCCAGAATATCTTTTAGGAGTTGAACCAGTAACAGAAAACAAAGAACCTGAATACACTTCATCCGACCTACGAAAAATGGCTGAAAATGCTAAAACTTTTGACGGTAAACCGTTAAATGAAGAAGACATTGAAGCTATACAGAATATTATAGAAATATACTTGAGCGGTAGAAAATGAGCATCAATGAAATTTGCGAAAAATACGGGGTGCGTGTTGAATACTTTGATAAAGACTTATGGAACAGAAACGGCATTTATATAGATGAAATCAAAGTAGTCTTTGTAAGTAAAGACTTAGCACCCGAAAAACAAAAGCAAGTTATACTTCATGAGTTAGGACATATAGAACATACTAAGGAAGAATATAAAAATACTCTTATTAGATGTGAGAATGAAGCTAACAGAAATATGATCCATCATCTTTTGGTGGATGCTTTGGGTGAGTTAGACGACCCAAAAGAATTTGATTATCTCAAATTCATGGAATATTACAATTTAAAAACCACGACTGATGAAGTCATGGTCATGGAAGAATATAAAGCGTTATTAAATTAAAAAAATGTGCAACAACTGAACCACAATAAAAGCTGTTAGGAGGGTTCTTATGGAACAGGAACAAAAAGTTTTAGGTATTTTAGCTATTATTTTCGGAGCGCTTGCTCTGCTTGGCTCTTGGATGCCTATCATCAACAATTTTTCTTTCATTCTAGCAATTTTAGCTTTGATTTTTGGAATAATCGGTTTCTTAGTAAACAGAAAACGACCAAAAACACTAGCTATTATCGGAACTGTTTTATCTATTGTTTCGATTGCTATCGTGCTTGGAACTCAAGCTATGTATGCTAAATCACTTGATAAACTTAGCAAAGATATTGAGCAATCGGCAACTTCAACAAGTTCATCAAGCGACTCTTCACAAAAACAAGAGGACACTAAATTTAACTGGACAAAAGAACAGTTTGATGCACTTGTGACTGGTGATATTGCTAATAGAGGTGCAGGCGGTTCTAAATATGACGATATTATTAAAGAACACGGCGAACCAAGCGACACTAACACAACTACAGTTAATGATTACGAAAATAAAACAATCTCTTATACTTCGTTTGATAAAGAATACAAGAGTGTTATTTTATCATTTGCGAAACAAGAGGATGGCTCATTCTTGTTGACTACAAAAGTTGCAACAGGTCTGGAATAAATTCAATTCTTACACTTTTTAAAATAAAAAATCCCACGCTCTGAAAGTTTGGCGACTGCGAGCGTGAGATTATCAAGTATAAAAAACAACCATTAAAAAGGGCGTTTTCTTATACTCTATTTTATCAAAAATAGGGGGTAAAAACAATGAAAAACACAAGCAAAGTTGCTATATATGTTCGTGTTTCTACTGCTATACAAGCTGAAGAGGGTTACTCGATAGACGAGCAGAAAGACAAGCTAGAAGCCTATTGTAAAATTAAAGACTGGAAAATATACGACTTTTACATTGACGGTGGTTTTTCAGGTTCAAATACAAAACGCCCCGAACTTGAGCGTTTAATAAATGATGCAAAAAGAAAAAGATTTGATATTGTACTAGTCTATAAGTTAGATCGCTTGAGCCGTAGCCAAAAAGACACGCTTTTTTTAATTGAAGATGTATTCTTAAAAAATGATGTTGCTTTTATCAGCCTACAAGAGAATTTTGACACTTCAACCCCTTTTGGCAAGGCTTCAATTGGTATGCTTTCAGTATTCGCTCAGCTAGAGCGTGAGCAAATAAAAGAACGCATGATTTTAGGTAAGGAAGGACGAGCCAAAAAGGGAAAAACTATGGCATGGACGACTATTCCTTTTGGATATGACTACTCGAAAGAAACGGGTATCTTATCCGTAAATCCAACTCAAGCGTTGATTGTTAAGCGTATATATGAGGAATACTTAAACGGAAAATCAGTCGTTAAAATCATCAAAGACTTAAACGAAGAAGGACATATTGGACGAAAAAGGCCTTGGGGTGAAACAATCACAAAGTATTTACTCAAAAACGAAACATATCTTGGTATTGTGAAATACCGAGGGCAAAAATACGAGGGTCAACATGAACCGATTATCTCACAAGAACTATTTGACCTTGTACAGTTAGAACTTGAAAAACGGCAAATAGATGCACTTGAAAGATACAATAACCCACGACCATTTCAAGCTAAATATATGCTTTCAGGATTGATGAAATGCGGGTATTGTGGTGCATCATTAAGAATACACGTTACACCAAAAGACAAAAACGGGCGTTCGTATCATAAATACCAGTGCGCAAACCGCTTCAAGAAAGAAGCAAAATGTAAATCAGGCTGGTATCCTCGTGAAGAACTGGAAAACAACGTTTTAAAGCAGTTATCAAGAATAAAATTAGAACCGCAATATCGCAAAGAAACACTTGCTAAAAATGATGAAACAATGAAAGTTGAAGAAATAAAAGAGCAACTGAAAAAATTAAATAATCGACTTGATAAACTGACCGAATTATACTTAGATGAAATCATAACAAGAAATGAACTAAACGCAAAAAATGAAAAACTAAAAACCGAAAAAGCATTTTTAGAAGAACAACTTAAAAGCAAAAAGAAAAACACAATCAATCTACGACAACGGAAACTTGCTAGACTTTTAAAAGATTTTCAACCCGAAAAGTTAAGCTATGAAGATGCTTCAAAAATTGTAAAATCTGTCATAAAAGAAATTGTTGTCACGGAAGAAGAAATGAATATAACGCTAGACTTTTAAGGGTTTAGCGTTGTTTTTGTATTTTGGTCAAATTGATAATGATAACTTTATTATACATTTTTCATCCTCCTACTTATCTATTCGAAGGAAAAG